TAATGGGAGTTCCTATCTCATTCCTAGAGAACTATAATCCTAATCAATTTACAGTTATATCTAAACAAGATAACTTATCCGTAAACGGTAAGAAGTTGTTTAGAAGAATACTTATTAGGAGAAATGACAGTGAACGAAAATAAAGTAATAATACCAATAGAATCTATAGAGGATAAGAAAGTTGTGATTCCAAGTAGGACTATTAGATTATTATGCCGTCTAACGGATAAAGATCAATGCAAAGAGGTATTCGAGAAGTACTTCGGTATAGTACCAACAGCAGAAGAGATGGATTTAGCTAAGAGAATCGTTGAAGTAATAGCTTCTCTTATCAAGAAGAGAATCCTCAATGGCTACGAAATAAGAACAAAATAAAAAGGGTACAAATTGTACCCTATTCACGACTTTAGAAAATGTTTAATATGAAACTGCATTGCACAGTTGTGGTAGTTTCGATCTATTGTATATAAAATTTTAAATAAATTAAATGCGTTGGGTAGAAAAAAGGGAACTATACGTTCCCGTTAAAAAATAGATTACTTTATCGTTGAAAAACGATAATGACAGTGATCAATATACAGATAAATTATCAATAAAAAAAGGAGTGCGGACCAAAGAATGCACTCCATTTCTCAAATGAAAAAAACATACACACATTCATTATACATGATTAGAATAAAAAATCTAATTAGTTCTTATATTGTATAAGTTTTCTTATAAGTAAAAAATAAATTAAATTTTATATTTATTATAAGTAAAAAATAATATATCATTGGGTTCAGAAGGAAATGGACAATTAGATGGCTAAAAAAGTCGACTATAATGGCTTTTGGAAGATTGATGGAAACCCACTCTCAAAGGTGGGCGTCTTTCCTTACCTAGGGAAACAAATATCCGATAAACTAGAACCCAACAGAATATACATGGTGTACCGTCCAGCTGAGGAGCTGTTCTCGAAGGATGCTATAGACAGCTTCAATAAAAACCCTGTGCCTCTAATTGAAAATCATGAAATGATCGGAAAAGGTTTTACACCTGCTGAAAAAAAAGGTGTAGAAGGTGTTATTAACAATATTAGAAGAGATGGAGATAAATTAGTTGGGGATATCTCCATCTATTCCGATCGTCTTAAAGACAAAATTACAAATGGCAAAAAAGACCTTTCAATGGGGTACTTCTGTAACTATGAACTAGCTGATGGTGATTTCGAAGGTCATCACTATGATGCTATACAGCGTGACATTAGGAGTAATCATGTAGCACTAGTCGACAGAGGTAGAATGGGAAGTGAAGTAAGAGTATACGATTCATTTACTTTCGATTGTGCTATCGAAACGATGTATACAGAAGATTCATGCGCTGAGGATGCATTTGAAGGATTCTTCATAAAAAGGGCTCTTCATCTCGCAGGTAGAATTATATCGGCAGGGTTACTATTCGCTCCAGGAAAAGTATTCCATTGGGGAGCTACCAAAGTAGCAAATATGGCTCTCAAAGCGAAGAATCTCAGTTCGGCGGCTAAAGCTTTTAAGAGTGCCGCTGTAATGAGAAATATAATGAACAAGTATGGCTCAAAAATAGCTGAATATATGGTAACCAAAGGTGCAGGTAAAGGCACATCTTGGTGGAATGCTATTAAGAATTCGTACAATCTTCACAGAAAAGGAAGAGCCATAAGTGCATCCGAATTATTTAATAGTTCTAAATTCAAGGAAACTTTGGGGAAAGCGAAGGGACTAGGAGATCAACTTCATAACAGATTCTCGAAGGTATTCGGAGAGCATACGGGGAAAATATACCAAAAGGCTAAAGAGTACTTCCCTGATGATAAGAGCATACAAACATTCAGAAAAGAGATGGAGGTTCTCAGAAAGAATCCTAAAGCTCGTAAACAAGCTCTTGCTCTGATCAAAAAGAAATCTACAGAAGCTTACAACTACATTAAAAATTCTTATTCATCCTTCAACGAAGGATTCAGAATGAACAGAGGTAAAGACCCTAAAAAGTCTTTAGAAACGATTAAAGCTGGGAAGATAAAGGTAAATAAGGACCTAAAGATTAAAATAGGGGAAGAAATTACCAGTCTTAATGCGGCTGACCAGTCATACAAAGCACTGCTCAAAATTATAATGGATAAAACTGGTCTAAAAGGAAATAGCGGACCAATACAGGGATTAAGAACAGCCTTTAATGTAAGAGATCAAGCTGAAAGAGAAAGACTGATAAGAAATAACATTGCAAAATTGAATCTTAGAGATCATGACTATTTCCAGGATGTAGATATCAACAAAATATTCACGACTCATGGATTACATCATCACCTTTTCGATTCTCAGTTTGCTAAATTGGCTGATGTAAAATCAGTTCAAAATGCATTAGAAGTATCTTCATTGATTAGAGATCAAGCTATATCTGGAATAGCATCTCTTAATTCTCAGAAAATACCTAACAGCACTATAAAAGAGTTAGAAAGACTTATCGAATCGAGGGATGAATTTATCCAAAGCAATAACTTAGGTAGTAAAACTGCTGAAGTGATGAACATTCTTACAGATAAAGTATTCCTGAAGAGGCTGTTTTTCCATTCTATGGCTGGAGGAGCTATTATAGGGGGAGCTAAGCTCTGGGGAGGAAACAAACTAAATCCTGAGGAGCTTAAAGCGAAGTATCACGAACTTAAAAACAAGAAAAAAGACCCACTAGAAAATGTATCTCTACCAAAAATATTAGGTGCTTCTGCGATGTTATCTGGAGCGGCTTTAGAAGCGTTCTGGGATGCATCGAGGCACGTTCTTCCTAGAAGGGTATATCGAAGATTAAAGAAGAACTGGAGAGACATGAAAGAAACGACAGGGTATGCGGCATCGGCTGGTGCTATTACCCCAATCATAAGTGAGATTATGTCTGCTCCCTACGAAAGAGTCGGATTCTTAAATACCGCTACTAATTCGGTTATAGGTGCTGGAGCTATGGGTGCATCTGCAATGGCACTTTCTGGAGCTATAAAGGTCATAGGAGGAGGATACAAAACTGCTAAGAGCTTATCTAAAGTGGTATCTAAGCATCTTCCTAAAATACAAGACCCAGCAAAACAGCAAGGAGAGCCTGACGGATGGATTACTTACAGAGGTAAGCATATTCCTATCTACAATGATGCTGGAAGAAAGAGTCCATTCCACAGTATAAAGGGTAAACCTAGCAAGCAATCCACAGATGCTCAAGACCCTGATATTCAGTGGGTTACAGTAAAGGGACAGCACATCCCGATAAAGAAGGGGCAGAGCGTTAAAGAAGGAGTAAAGGAGTTCTTTGCGAACAGGAATAAGAATACTCCACGCAGAACGCACAATTCCATACGTCATGATCTCAAGAAGGATAAAACAAAATACAGAATCGCACTCCGTGGAGACCCTGAGAGAGTAAAGAAAGTAGAGAATCTATTCTCAAGCGCACAGCTTAAGCAAGGGAATAGGATAATCAAGAAAGCTGGAGAGCCTATTTCAAAAGAATCTGCTATGGCTGTGATGAAATACTTCCCTATAACAAAAGAGTACAAGAACTTGAGAAGCAACTCTTCCAAGAAAGAATTTAGAGATCACGCAGTACTGATGGGAATGGCAGTCATAGCTCACATTATCCTGAAAAAGGCAGGAGATGAATACGCTACAGAGAGGAAGCAAGCAGAAGTAGCGATACAGAATCAATACATTGCTATGCATCAGATAGTTCAAAAAGACAAACGAAAGAAGAGGGACTGATGAAGAAAGAGCCTATGAGAAAAGTAGTTCATAAATACCATCAGAATCTTAATGATGGTTTATTAACTGCTGTTAACGCATCTTTCCTAAATAACTCTCTTCCAGAAGTATGGGCAATGCACAAGCCAGCCATTCTTGCGGCATCTCTATACGGAGTTAACAGAGGAGAAGAAGGAATAAAGAAGTTAAAAAACTTTATATCCTCTACGTGGCAGAAAGGGCAGAACGCATATAACGAATGGAAGGACGATGCTCCTTGGTATACGAGAGGATTACACCGTGCGCAAGAGAAACTGACGGATGCTAGCAATTACACAGGTGAATTAAAAGACAAAGCAATAAATAGGACATTTGAAACCATAGCTCCTGCTATCAATAAAGGTCACGAATTAATGGATTTAGCGGAGGAAAAGGTCGTAGATTGGGCTAAGAAATTCCCTGAGAACGCTAAGAAGAACATAAAATACCTGCCTGAGAACGCATCTAATTGGTACTCAAATTTAAAAGACAACGTTAGAGGTCTTAAGGATTGGGCTACAGGAGCTAGTGCATCTCAAAAAGCTTTACACTCTACGGAAGCTGGTATGCACAGACTAGGTCAAGCTATCGAAAAGAAGGGAAGATATCTAGACAAGATAAAAGAGAATTTGAGCGATGCATATAATTACTGGAATGAATCTCCAAAGTTAAAGTATGCGACATTGGGCGGACTAGGGGCGTATGGTGCTTACAAGCTGTATCAACATTTCAATAAAAACGGCAGGCTCAATAAGAAAATAAAGAGCTGGATTACTACTAAAACAGGTAAGCACATACCCATTTATGAAGGAGGAAATAAAAATGGATAATAGAGTTGTAGATAAGTATCTATCGTTAATAAGAAAGGGAAAAGATAAGAAGGTTGCTAAAGATGACTTTTCGCTTCCAGAAAATTTTGGGAGGACTGTAAAGCACAGATTAGCAGAAGGAGCGCACTCACTATATAACGATGCGGCTAACAGATTCGGAAACCGTAACATTTTAGAAAGAGCTATGGGAAATGCGAGAGTACAAGCTCACAAATTAGGAAACAATCTATCAGATTATGCTGACGATTTAGGTAAATCTTACAATTCTGCTAGAGAAAAGCTCGGTAACTTCGCTGAGCAAACTGCAGAGAATTTAGGTAATCACTACAACAATTTCGTTGGGGGTTTAACTACTCCTATCGTTGAATCAAGACCTGGTGAAGCGGCTTTATACAATCCAGATAAGATGTATCAAGTAGGTAAAGAAATTCGTAGTGCAGGGATAAATGCTGGAAACAGTGTAAAAAATGCCTGGAATAATTTATCAGAAGGCGCAAGTAATGCCTGGAACGAATATGCACCGAAAGCTCAAGAAGCAATGGGTAACGCTTGGAATAGATTATCTGAAAGTGCAAGTGAAGCCTCAAATAAGCTAGCTGATTATGCTCCCAAAGCTCAAGAGGCAGTTTCAAATGGAATAAGTAACGCTGGTAACTATCTGAAAAATGGAATGAATAATCTAGCAGAAGGAGCAAGCAATGCTTGGAACAATCTTTCTGAAAGTGCCGCCAATGCATGGAACGGACTATCCCCAACGATGCAGAACGCACTTAAGTACGGAGGAATGGGATTAGGAGCGTTGGGTGCTGGATATGGATTATACAAAGCTTTCGGAGGGGGAAACAAACCAACCCCACCGCAAGTTGCTAAGAAACCTAAGCCTGTAGCAGGAGCGAGACCTATGAATGGTATGAGACCTGCAAACGGCAATATGGGGGCAGGTGGCAATCCTAAGGGTTGGATAACCACGAGGACGGGTAAGAGAGTACCTGTATACAAATAGCTTTTTTTCGGAAATAGGAGGAAATGATGACAATTAAGAAGAAAAAGCAAAAAGCAATGGATGAAGACGAGGAAGATATCGAAATTGAAGACGCTGATCTCGATTTCGGATTGGAAAAGCCTTCATTTGATGAAGACGAAGATGAGGAAGAAGCGGAGGACTCTGATGAAGATAATGAAGAGGAAGCTGAGGATTCTGATGAAGATAATGAAGAGGAAGCTGAGGATTCTGATGAAGATGACGAAAACAATGCTAAGGATTCATGCGCCAAAGATTCGGCTATTCCAGCAAAGAAACTAAAAAGATTTAAGAAGAAGGGGAAGAAGATGATGAAGATGTCTCTAGATTCATTGCCTCAGGAGGTAATGAAGCAGATAGCCGCAAGAGATCATCTAGCCAACCGCCTACGTCCAGTTATAGGTGATTTCGCTTATGACTCTATGGATTTAGAGACACTAGCCAAATATGCCTGTGATCAATTGGATTTAGGCGTAAGCAAGAGTGATTCTGTTGCCGCTATTCACGGTTATTTGTGTGGTAAGGAGCAAATGGCACAGCAGGTTTACTCGATGGATTCAAGTATCGAGCAATCCTCGAATGTTGCTGATGCTCAGATCGAAGCGTATTTGAAAGGAGAATAGTTATGCAGTCGACAGTTTACACTAGTTTATCTCAACCAATTCCAGGTGATTTGTATGATAATTCACCTCGGAGAGCAGACCCGTACATTTTGACGACTATTGTTACAGAAGGCGTCAAAGCGAGTGGTAAAGTCACAGCGGCGGCAAATGCCAGTGCTAACGACACTGTATCAGTAGCAGGTACGACTTACACCTTTAAAGCAGAGGCTTCTGCGGCTACTGATGTAGAAATCGGGGATGACAAAGATGCTACTTTAGCGAATTTAGCAACCGTTGTTAATGCTAACAATGCATTTGTAACGGCGGAGGCTGATTCCACGAACCACGCATGTGTATTTACAGCACGTGAAGCTGGTACAGCTGGAAACGCTTTTGCTATTTCGGCTTCTGTTATGACTCCAACCAGCTTTTCTGGTGGTGTGAATGCCGTATACGTAGCCGCATACGTAGGTCACGGATTCGGATTTAAGAATGACAATACCGTTTGTGCTGGAGATAACTTTAGCAAAGGATTTGCTGGTATTCTAGTTACTTCCAAGCAGTACTCCAATATCAACAATTTGGAAGCAACCATGGAAGTAAAAGAAGGCGTACATGGTGAATTGTTAACCTTTGGTCGAGTTTGGGTAAAGACAAAGCACGCTGTTGTACCTGGTTATCTGGGTTGTATGAACAGTACGACTGGAGAGATCGGTGCGGCATCTGACTCATCGCATGTGCCATCTGGATATCAGATTATCCCTAACTCAAAGTTCATTCTTCAATCCGCAAGTGTTGGAGAAATGGCGATTTTGCAGTTAAGCGAATAGTTAATGGAGAAGGAAGGAAATGTTAAGTAACTATAAATTGAAAATGTCCCCATCTCAGGTGAGGGAATACAAGGTAGCACAAGATACCTCTCTCGAAACATTGGATAGATTGGGTATCACATTGTGCAGTAGCTCAGTAAGCATGGACGAGGCAGTACCAGGATTAACCACGCCTAGCGTTGTTACTCCAAACCAGTACTTGCAACACTTCTTGCCTACACCAATCAGAACAGTTACATCACCTCGTAAGATTGATGAATTGATTGGAAGAAATATCGTAGCTTCTTGGGAAGATGAGGAAGTCGTAACGACTGTAATCGAATCCAAAGGAAGTGCGAGACCGTACGGCGACTACACCTCGATTCCGTTGGCACAGTTCAACGTTAACTTCGAAAAGCGTACCATCGTTCGTTTCGAAGAGGGTATTGAGGTATCTAAATTAGAGCAAGAGAGAGCAAACAAGATTCACATTAACGTTGCCTCTGAAAAGAGAGAAGCGGCATCTGAGTCTTTGGCTATCGAGCTTAACCGTATTGGTTTCTATGGATACAACAACGGTACAAACCGCACGTATGGATTCTTGAATGAACCATCGTTGCCAGCCTACACAACGGTAGCAACTGGAGCATCCAGTGACACTAAGTGGAGTACGAAGACATACAAAGAAATCTGTGCGGATATTCGTACTGCAGTAGCGGCTTTGCGTGTAAGAAGTGGTGACTTGTTTGACCCATACTCTGACAGCTTTACCATAGCGATTTCGTTAAGTGCAATTGAGTATTTATCGGTTGTATCAGACTACGGTAACTCAGTACGTGACTGGATTAAAGAGACCTACCCATCCTGCACTATCAAGAGCTGTATAGAGCTTGATAAAGCGAATGGTGGTAGCAATATCTTCTACCTCTACGCTGACAAGATAGATGGTAAGCCAGTTTGGGCTAACAACGTTGTTACCGTTTACAGAATGCTGGGTAACGAGCAAGGCATCAAAGGATACAAAGAGGGTTACAGCAATGCGACCTCTGGTGTGATGTTGAATTACCCAGTGGGAATCGTTCGTTACAGTGGAATTTAATTTAAGTAAGGAGATGAAAAATGTTAGTGCTATCCACTTTAACTAGTCCTCAGGACTATACCTTTTACAAACAGAATGGTGAGGATGGTATCAATCAGGTGACTGATACCATTCACATCAATGGAATGTCGAATGTCGCTAGTAAGGATTTAATTACTCCACACGGTGTAGTTACAAGCCTTACTGATGCACAGGTTGAGAAATTAAGAACTCATCCTGTATTCCAAACCCATGTAAATAACGGCTTTGTGAAGATTCTTATGAATTCTTCTTCTTCTGCACAAGAAAAAGCAAAGGACGACATGGAGAAAGAAGACAAATCTGCACCGTTAACTCCGAAGAAGTACGCAAAACGTGGGAAGAAAGTCCCAACGAGCGGAACACCAGAGGAGTAAATTATGTCTGGATTAGCCATAAACTACTCAGATTTCGTGTTTGAATTCCCTGAATTCGCTAATACTAGCGAGAGCTTATTTAATCAATTCTTGATTCAGGCGAAATGCTATATTTCTGACGAAGATTATGGCGTATTGCATGGTGAAGCAAGAAGACTAGCAATTGAGTTAATGACCGCTCATTTGCTTACTCTAAACTCCAGACTTACGGAAGATAACCAATCACAAGCTACTGTTGTAGCGAGTGCTAATATAGGGGAGGTATCAGTATCACTAGTACCTCCTACTTCCGCTAACCAATATGAATTTTGGCTAAATCTAACAATTTACGGAACTAGATTGTGGGCATTGCTGAGTGCCAAGACAGCATGCGGTTTTTACGTTGAGGGTAGTCCTCAGAGGGTGCTGTAATGAAGGTAGAGCTTATCCATACGAAAGACAAAGAATCTCACAGGAAACTGCAAGAGAGAATGCAAACGTTATGCGCTCGTATAGGATGGTTCGATAATACAAAATACGATGACGACTCGGGTAAAGGTAAAGCCCCATTAGTATCAACAGTCGCAAGGACGCAAGAATTCGGTACGATGGATAAAGGAGGTCATATCCCACCGAGACCATTTATGCGCCCTGCTAAGAACAAGAATCAGAATAAATGGAAAAGTACGTTTTCTCAATCATTCAAAGACGAAAAGGATATGGAAGGCGCACTCAAAAAAGTTGCAGAGCAAGCAGTGGGAGATATTCGTAAATCCATAATGTCGGTATGGAATCCACCTCTTTCTCAAGCAACAGTTTTACATCGTTTAAGACGGTATAAGAATAACAAGAAAGCTGACAAGCTAATTCAAAAGATCAAAACCAATTCCAAGATAGAGGCAACGCCAGATAATCAAGGAATTTTGAAACCATTAGTAGATACGGGTTTACTCATTTCTTCATTATCTTACGAAGTGATTAATCCAAGTGAGGTGAGTGATGAGTACCTTACTGAATAGCACTAACATACTTAAGCTCGCTTTTGGAGCAATTCCTCCACGTAAGATTCAGTGGCAAAAGTTTGCCTCCGTATCTACTAACCCTGATGGAACGGAATATGCAGTATATGATGCTCCAGTAGAGATTACAGGATTTGTAGTTCCTGTTAATAAGGGAGCTTACAAAGCATTAGGGTTAGATTTCACAAAAGTGTACATGAGTGTGTACACACTTTCCGACGTTAAAGACAACTTTAAGCAAGAAGTACCAGATCGCCTTTTATTCGATGACGGGGTATGGAACGTAGAAACCACCAAGGATTGGTACATATACAACGGCTGGAAGTGTTGCTTGGTAGTTTTAGATAAGAGGGCATCATGAAAAGTAATTCAGGAGTATGGACAGATATTTTAGCGGTGATTAGACAGGGTCTTTCCGAAATGGAAATAACTGGATACACGGTAAGAAGAAGCAATCTACCACTTTTAAAAACGAAAACTACGGGAATGTTGTTAGTAGATATGATCGATTCAGTTAACTACGGATGGCAACACCACGATGATGTATACGATGATGATGGGGAAGTTCTATATCACTGTGAAGAACTTATTAAGAGCTACGAATTTCAAATAACAGCATTAGAGATACCTAATAAAACAGATAACGATTTCTCTGCCATAGATGTAATGGAGATGCTGAATATGTGGTTAAGAAGTGAAATGGGAGTTAATGCGTTAAGGCGAAAAGGATACGGAGTTTATAACCCCCAACGCATAACTATTAACAATTCTACAGATGATAGCGATTTGTACGAAAAAATTCCTGGACTGGATTTCATGGTCGAGACAGTTCAGAAGATGACTTCTAGGGTTTCGGGAGTCAACAGGATCATTGGTATTGAAAAAGGAGAGTAAGAATGGCTATTTCGCAAACTAAATACGTAGATATAACCTCGTTACAAGAGAAAAGTAGCGAATCTACGAGACTTGATGGAAGGGTATATACATCAAGTGACAAACTTCCAGCAGGCGTAACGATGGAGTTCGATTCGTTGGAAATGGTGGGAACAATTTTCACGGAAGGAACAGATGAATATAAATTCGCTAATAAGTATTTCTCTTACAGAAATCTACAGGCGAAAAGAGCTAAATCTATAACATTTTCTAACTTCAACCCAACGGGCAGAAAATGTACTTTGAAAGCGACTTCCGCTCCAGTAGCGTTAGCAACTTTGAAAGCTATCACTGATGGAAGTATCAAAATAGATATGGGCGGTGTAGCTACTGAAATTACTGGATTAGATTTTTCTGAAGTAACCTCTTATGCAGATGTAGCAACTGCCTTACAGACTGCGATTAGAGCAGTTACCGAAAATGGTGAATTATGGACAGGCGCAACGGTTACATATGATGCAACGTGCGGCTTTGTGTTACAAGGTGGAACAGTTACAGCTTCTAATATCGGGTATGCTACGGATGCCGCTTCGGGTACTGCATTAGCAGATAAAATTAAGTGGACAGCAGAAGACCTTCCATTTGTTAGCTCTGGTATGGCAGTAGAAACGCCAGTAGCTTGTATAAGGCGTACAATGTCCGAAGCTAACTGTTGTGGTTCATTTGCATTCTTAGATGAACTTACGACAGCGCAGATTGCTGACGTAGCTCAGTGGAATCACAATCAGAATGTAAGATACATTTACTCTGTTGCTGTAAATGCCTCTAACTATTCGGCAGTACAAAGTGCTGTAGCAGAATATGACGGCGTTGGGCTTACTTATGGTGATGATAAGTTCGTATCTTACATGCCAATGGCGATACTAGCCGCTACTGACTACAACATACAGAATGGTACTAAGAACTATATGTACACTCAGTTCGAAGGAGAAATACCTTCCGTAACGACCAATGAATTATCTAATGCTTTGGATAACTTACACATTAACTACTACGGATTAACCCAGATGACGGGGAAGAAAATATCATTCTACCAGAGAGGTTATTTGCAGGGTTCTATCCCAGATATGGGAGTGTATGCGAACGAAATTTGGTTGAAACAAGAAATTGAAAATATGTCGATGAATCTCTTCACTCGAAGAGGGAAATTGCCTGCTAACAGCACTGGTGTAGGAATATTCAGAACAGCCCTGCAATCGATTTTAGATTTGGCAGTTACCAATGGAGCATTTTTGCTGGGTAAAGTCCTATCTCGATCACAGTGCGCTAGAGTGGTCGAAATTTCTAATTCTGATGATGCCGTGTCGCAGATTCAGAGTTTGGGATATTGGGTCAATGTGGAAGTACAGGAAGCAGTTATTAATTCTGTAACTGAATACTATCTCAAGTACATATTGCTGTACGCAAAAGGTGACGCAATCAGAAAGATAGAAGGAACAGACATTTTGTTATAGTCGGCATTTTTTAGAAGGAGGAAGAATAAATGAAGGACGTATCAGGAATAGGTTTAAAGATAACCATTATTGCGAGTATTACTTATCCAATGGGAATTACTGTGACATCTTTTTCGGATGACTCAGATCCTTTTGACGTGCCAGAGTCTGCGCTAGCTGAATATGGAATGGGATTGAACGGTGATTTGGTTATTAACCGCCGTCCATCTGCTCCAGAATTCACGGTAGCTGTTATTCCTGGTTCAGAGGAGGATATCGCTTTAACCAGATTAGCAGAAGCCAACAGAGTATCGAGAAATAAGATCGGATACAGGGATGAGATTACTGCTACCGTAGAGCTTCCAAACGGAGACTTGGTAACGTTTTCGGGAGGAGCTATTGTTGCCGCTCCTTTGGTGACAGGAGTATCTGGAAACGGTCGTCAGAAAACGAAATTGTTTAAATTCGTGTTTGAAGGAAGGGTTGGATAATGGAAGTTCTGAGAGATCAACAAGAGTACATTACTCGTGATGGATCGAAGTTCAGAATTTCTAAATACGATTGTCTTACGGGGAGGGAGATTATGTTCAAATACTCCGTAAGCAATCTTCCGAAATTAGGTGAATATCAATCATCTCAGGAAGTAGCTCTTAAAAGTATGGGATTCGTTGAGAAAGAACTGCCCAACGGAAAATGGATACGACTTGATACACCATTGCTCGTGAAACAGCACATTACTGATTGGGAGCAATTGGTAGAACTGGAGTATGCTATGATTAAGTATAATTTCAGTTTTTTTCAGAATGGTGCGACATCAAGTTTTCTCCAGAGTTTATCGGGGATGCTGGAGGGAAAAGTTATAAAAATATTGACAGCCTTGTTGGATTCTTGGTTTCAGAAAAAGTCGCAACTTACAGGGAACTCCACGAATACTACACCTTAGAAGAAGCGTACAAGATGCAGGAAGCAATCATTGTACCTAGGTATAACGAGTGGTTGAGGATGAAGAAGCATAGGTGAGGCATGATATTAGATACGTTTACGTTCTTGTTCAAGCCTGAAGGGCAAGAAAAGGTTAAAGAAGCGGCTAAAGGCTTAACTGATTTCTTTGGACAGCAAGCCGAAGCTCAAAAAGTAAAGCTAGATAACCTGATGGGTGTAGTCGCACCACTCATCGCGGCATATGGAACGTTACGTACAATCATGTCATTTACGGATGACAACGAACAACTCTACAATGTAAGCAATATGACAGGTATTGCTACCCAATCCATGAGAGAATTGGGGTTTGCTACAGAGCAGTTCGGTGGAGGGCTTTCTTCTGCTGTAGGCACTTTGTCACACTTGCAATCAATGATTCAACAAGTGCGCACAACGGGCGGAGGTGCGCTGACTTCTGCGGCATCTAAATATGGTTTAGCATTTAGCAATGACCCAGAGCAATTACTCAGAAATATTGCTAAACGTATGGAGGGTATGAATAAAGCACAGCAAGTAGATTTCGGTCGTATGCTAGGCTTGGATAACCCAACGATACAGTTGCTACAAAAAGGATTAAAGGGTGTAAACGAAGAACTGAAGAGAGCGCATGAACTCAACTTCATGGATGAGGAAACTCTAGAAGCCAGTCATGCTTTAGTTAAAGATATCCGAGAAATGGTTATCTTATTTAAAGGCATGGCACAAACTATGTCCGTTCAGTTTCACCCAGAACTACAAAGCATTGTAAGTGCAATTAGAAATGGTTCTCTGTATCTCTTAAAGCATAGAGAAGTATTGGAGGGAATAGCCCAAAAGGTACTTTTTATAGGAAAGTTATATGCTGGATGGAAATTAGCTTCCCTGCTTACCAGTCCGAAAGGGTTAATGGGACTAGCCGTTGCTGGAGGAGGTCTACTTCATGAGGATTACAAAGTATGGAAACGCTTAAAGAAAACTGGGAATGCTGAATTAGATAAAAAGCTTAGAAACAATACCTTAATGGGTAGGTTATTCGGCATAGGTGAAGATGCCGTAAAGAAATTCGATACTGACTGGAAAAATCTTAAAGATCATGTAGAGAAAACAGTAAAAGATTACATAGAACAAAGTGAATATCTTTCTGGAGTAAAAAGTATTTGGAAAGATGTTTGGGAGGAAATGACCAATGAAGATACTAGCTTAATTGATAAAATAAAAGCTTTAGGACAGGGAATTGCGGATACATTTGAATTAACGTTTAAAACTATAAAAAATAAAATATCTAATACAGAAATAGGTAAATATTTTATTGGTCTATGGGATCAGGTTGAAAAAGATGCGAAAGATCATGGATGGGTAACAGCCATAGGTAACATGTTCTCTACAATGTTAGATGATCTTATAAAAATAATCGAACCTAAGATTAAACCAGTTAAAGATAGTATTAAAAAGTTACTAGGATTCAAGGTAAACGAGAAAGGAGAGGAAGTTAATCCTTTTATCGAGTACATGAAGGAGCTATACAATGAATTTATAAAATGGCTTCAAGGTACTGAAACATACAAGAGTATTAAAGCTTGGTTTGATAACCTCCAAAAGAATTTAGAAGAAGAATTCGATAAGTTTTCTAAGAATAAGAAAGCATCTAAATCCATGTCTACTTTTTTTACTGACATGCTAAGAGATTCTTTAGAAGCAAAGGAGGATGAAACTACGTCTCAAGCGTTAATTCGGAAAATAGGAGAGCTGTTTGAGGGCGCAGTAAGTGGATTACAGAATAGCGAGAAATTCCAGAAAGCCGTAGCTAAATTCAATAAAGATTTTTGGGAAGCGTTGGGCGTGGAAGATAGCGAGAATAAGACTTTTTCAGAGAAGATGGGAAATATCGCTGAGAATTCCATAGATAAATTTAAAGAGGTCTGGAAGAAGAACAAAGAATCCATAAAAAAATCTATAGCTGAGACTATAGCTGAGGGAATTGCTGATGGATTTTCTTCTTTGTGGGACAATATAAAAAATGCAAGTAAAGAGAAGGTAAATGCAGTAGGTGAGTACGCTAGTAATAAATCGGATGAGGCTATTCAATGGTTTAAAAATTTAATGGGTATAAATCAAAATCAAGAATCTAAAAGCCCTACTGCCAATGACATAATACAGAAAGGGGTTCAGAGTGATTTGAACTTATTAGCAGATAAACCTGTGATGAGTACGCAGGAAATAGTAAATCAAAATACAAATAATATAACCACTAACAACTCTACTACGAATAATACTAATTATTTCCAGACACCGATAAATAACGATCAGTTCTTTGAAATAACTAGAAACTCAGGACTATACCATGCGGCAGGAGGTAGATAATGGCTATTATTGATCTTAATGCACTTTCTTTTGGTTCGTTGGGTTCTTCTGTTAGTTCAATGATCGGTTCATATACTGGTATAGGACTAAGTTCTTTATCAAGTTACTTATCTGACATAAAGCCCGTACAGATATACGCTAATGGAGCAGAGAAATTAGGAACAGCATCGATAATGGCTTGCTCTATATCTGAAACAGCTCAGTTAGCTGAACACCCTCTTGAAAGTGGTGCTAAGATCGCAGATCACAAAGTATTCCAGCCTATTCAAGTAACAGTAACCATTGCTTTTACAGAAGATAACTATTTGAATGAATACAGTGAACTTAGAACTTTGTATTTAAACAAAACATATATATCTATGAAGACTAAGACTAATGTATACGAAAATCTTCAAATAGTAGGAATACCACACGATGAAACCCCAGAAAGAGTCAATCGTATGCTGTTTACTATTCAAATGAAAGAAGCTTTAGTTGCTTCCTCACAATATGGAGGATTGCTTAGTTCCGCCCTCGGTACTTCTAACAATTCAACAATCAAATTTGGAACTAAACAGTTGACGGATACTTCTATGCTCGGAGACTTTACCACATGGGCGATTGGAGGATAATCATGTATGAAATACCTTTAGAGAAAATTCCGAATCAGAGTTTCAGAGTTAATTTAGGAGCATCTCTATTTGAGATTACGGTAAAGACCTCAAAAGAACTTACATTGCTAAGCGTAGAAGGTGATAAAGTAAATTGTTATTCAGCAATTTGCTTTCCTAATTCTAAGATATCTATCCCTGGATTATCAGGAGTTTTAGCGTTCAGATGCCAGGATAATGAATACCCAACGTATACAAAATTCGGCGAATTACATAAGCTTTACTATATCGAGGAGGATAAATGAGTAAAGATTTTCCTACTCGCCATATTAAAGTTCTGTTTACTAGCAATGGTTCTCAAATAAAGGAAGTAGAGGATTTAAACGTTAATTTCAATGTGAAGAAATACGCTCACAGCGCAGGAGCAGAGGCGAATATATCTATAGCTAACCTTGCGATGAGTGATATTACATACCTCACAACTGCTCTATCTCCGTTTGAACAGATGAATAGTAAAAAGAAGATCGCTTTGTATGCAGGATACGATGACGATGTTAACAAAATATTCGATGGATGCGTATGCTCTGCTCAACCTGTGAGGCGTGGAGGCGATATCTGGCTGGATATTCAAGCTAATAAAAATTTCTTTAATTCATGCAATATGACGAGCAAAAGCATTATTTCTGAAGATAAGGAGAAAATGCCTCTAAAGAATGTATGCCAAAAGATAGCTGATTGGGCGAAATTAGGTTTGGATTGGAAATCTAAAATAACTAAGACAGTAGATGCTTTCTCGTTTACTGGAAGCGTTACAGATGCGATTAGGAAGGTAAATAATTTAGGATTAGTATACGCTTTCGAAGACGAAGATAAGCTAAAGGTTATAGATAAAAATCCTAAAGGGGGAGTAGTAAAAGTATTATCCGCATCCAGTGGAATGATAGAGATTCCTAAGTTAACCCAGTTCGGTGTAGATGTAAGAGCGTTAATGGACAGCTCAGTAAGAGTAGGTGATAGAGTGTCCGTTCAATCTGAGTTAGTACCATCTGCTAATGGGCAATACTGGGTGTATGCAATAACCTACGTAGGCAGTTTGCGAGGAACAGAATTTTATGTAGACTTTAGTTGTAGAAGGAATCAAATGTAATGGAAGTCATTGAAAAGGAAAATATACAGGCTGTTCCGTCATATCCTCCTGCATGTGAGGTTAGCGATGTGGTCGCATCTGATTACATCTATGATAGTAGAAAGTCTGCATTTGAAGTTTGTATTCCAGCCATAGTGGTTGAATACGAAAGAGATAAAAATATCGTAAAAGTTACCCCAGCAGTTAACGAGAAAACATCAACAGATAAGTATATCAAGAGAGCTGAAATTAAAGTTCCAGTTTTCTCTTTCGCTGGTGGAGGATTTATGATTAATTTCCCTCTTAAAAAGGGAGATACGGGATGGTTGCTATCGTGCGACAGAGATATTTCTCTGTTTAAGCAACAGTTAACCGCAATTAATCCGAATACAGAGCGTACACACTGTATCGAGGATTCATTCTTTTTCCCTGATAAGGTTAATAAATTTAATCTGGATGATGATGATAAAACCAACTTCGTGTTGCAGTCATTAACCAGAAACTTAAAGATGACCTTTTCAGGAGATACAGTTAAGATTTTCGCTGGACAGCCGAAGAAGGATGGAGAAAAAGATAATAAAAAATCATCATCTTCTTCAAAGGAATCAAATTCTTCTACTCAGGGGGATAATTCCTCAGAAAGCCAGAAAACTCAGGAAACTTACATAACTTTAACGTCAGATAAGATCGATATTCACTCTGGTCATGGGGAAAAAAGAGGAGAAAAATCCTCGTCTTCTTCGCAAAAGAAACAAGAGACGGATATATCGTTAACTGCTGATACTATCAAAATTTACTCTACTTCTGGCTCAGGAGGAGAAGGAGAAAAGAAGGAATCTACGGTTACGCTAAAGCAAGATCAGATTTCGATAGTTACAACCGATAAGCTCATAGCTGAATCTAAGAGTGCTAAAGTAACTGTAAAAGAGACACTAGAAGCTAAATCTAAAAATGCTAACATCACAGTAGAAGAAAATTTAACAGCCAAGTGTAAAAATGGTGATGTAAAAGCTGATAGCAATATAAATATTTCTGCATCTAACGTACATATTAAAGGTCAGGTATCAATAGATGGTCAACTATCTGTTAGCGGAAGTACGAGTATCGGAAGTAGCTTAAGTGTGAGTAGCAGTATTAGTGCAAGTGGTGATGTGACAGGTGCTGGTAAATCTCTTAGTGGTCATACTCACCAAGGTGTGCATGGACCTACAGGAGGACCGCAATGAGGACTATATCAATCGATGCTAACAATGATATTTATTTAAAAGAAGGCAATATTTGTATTTCAGAAGATGCGGAGGCTACTGGCATGGTTGTGGCTAATAAAATTCGCACATTAAAAGGAGAAATACCATTGAATACTGAGGATGGTATTCCATATTTGGATATCCTTCAAAGTAGTAATCCAGATTTAAGCCTATTTCAATTTTATTTGATGTCTACGGCAAAAAAAGAACCTACCGTGACAAGTATAAAAAACTTAGAGTTTAAATCGCAAAATGACGTACTTTCATATATAATTGAGTTGGAAACGAAATACGATGAGGAGGTCACGATCAATGGCTGATTCCCTATACCAATATTTAACCGAAAAAGGGTTAATTGTCCCTGATACTTCAGATATTAAGCAACAAGTTGAAGAAGAATTTAAAGATGCGTTGGGTAACGACTTAAATTTGGATGCTTCTACACCTCAAGGAAGATTAATAGAGGCAGAAACGTTGGGTAGAATAGAAACGTTGAGAATAAATGCCGCAATCGCTAACTGTTTTAATCCGAATTCAAGCTTCGGAATCTTTTTAGATGCTCTAAGTGCCTTAACTGGTTGCTATCGAAAGAATTCTACTCAAACAGTTGTTATCGCTAAGTTAGGAGGAGTGCCTGGAACAGAAATCCCTGCTGGTTCGGAAGCTTCTAATTCTAACGATGATATCTTTGTTCTTATTAACGATGTAGTTATAGGTGAAGATGGAGAATGTGATGGTATATTTGCGTCTAAAGATTTTGGAAGTATACCTTGTTCTGCTGGAGATCTTTCAGTTGTTAGGACTACTGTTATAGGATGGGAAACAGTAACTAATCCGTTAGATGGTATTTTAGGTGCTGAGAAAGAATCTGATTATGATTTAAAACGGAGAAGATTGAATACTCTATACAATGGGCGTTCTTTTTTAGGTGATGTTAAATCCAAATTAGCTAATGTAGAAAATATTCAATCTTTTTGTATTTATCACAATTACAGATCGAGGAATCAAACATATAAAGGCGTTACGCTTAAGCCTCATAGCTTGTATGTATGCGCATATGGAGGAGCGGATGAAGACATAGCTATGGCGTTATACATGACTAATTCCGCAGGATGTGACTATTCTGGTGATACCACTGTAATGGTAACGGATCCATGGACAGAGCAAGAATATGAAGTAGCATTTGATCGACCAAATGAGGTAGAAATAGATGTTAAAGTATACGTAAAAGTAGATAGCGGAACAGGTAATGTAAAAGAAGCTATTAATGCGGCAATTCTTGATTATCAGTACGGTAACATTGAGAATGTTGATGGATTACAGGTAGGGCAGGAAGTATCTCCTTTTGAAATATCTAGTGCAATAAATATTGCAGTTCCAGGAGTTTTCGTAAACAAAGTAATGATAGCTAAACACGGAAAAAGTTTATCCAGTGATGTTATTAATATAAACCTTAATGAAATAGCTAGAATTAAAAACGAAAATATAACGATAAGGTTTAACTCATGAAAAACTATGATCTAGATTTTTCAATCGATATCCTGCAAAGCGTACTATGGCAATATGATAAAGCTGAAAGACTTAAATCATTAATCAATGATAAGCAGGAATTCTATGATGATGCAACGACCGAATTTTGGGAAGATTGGTATAGAGATGTATTCAATGTAGATACAGCTAACTACTTTGGTCTGATTATTTGGGCGATTATTTTAGGATGTAACGAATACATAAACTTAACCTACAAATTAGGTGTAAAAACGTTTGGATTCGGAGAATCGCATAGAAACTTCTATCAAGCTAATTTCTCTTTAAGTTCTTATATATTAACGCTTTCGAAAGAACAGTTACGTAAGGTTATCAAAGCACAGATGTATATGTTCAATAGCAATGGGTCTCTGTACGATATCAATAAACTATTAGTACATATTTTCCCTGAAAATAAACCATATGCTAGGTATTCTACTGAGACAAATACACTGACTTTCCATTTTGATGTGCCTCTCAGTGAAGAGTATCTAAACATAGTGCTGTTTTCGAATATGCTATACGCTCCAGTTGGGGTGAAGCGTGTAATACAAAATGGAGGAGATGAAGAATGACGTACTATTTTAAAAATCCATTTGCTAAAAATGGAGAAGTTACTCAGATACCAATGAATTCACAAGGTGATGGAAATGTATCTTATGAGGAAGGATGGGTAGAAGGATATGAGTTAGATGCTACATCTGATCCTGATGACGCACGAAATCTATCGAGAACAAATTTTAACGGGTTATTTTTTAATATTACTAATGCAATAAGGGAATTACAGGAAAAAGGAGTAAAGTACTTCATCACGGAAGAAGAGAACGATGGAGAACCATTCGCTTATGATTTAGGAGGGGTTTGTGGATATACAGATCCCACGACAGGTGACTATGGTGTTTATTATTCTCTTAGAAGCAACAATACTACCAAACCTAGTGAAAATGGAGTAACAACCAAATTTTGGAGAAGAGTATTTCAATCAGATATTGATTCGATAAAAAGTAATAGACTATACAGCACTATATTGAATTATACGACAGCTCCAGTGTGTACTAAGAATCCCAACGGATATACTTTCACTATTTATGAAAACACAAAGTTCTTATTCTCTAACGGAATAGAGGATGACGGTACTCTTAAGAATAGTATAGTTCAATTTACGAACACAGTATCAAGAACTGTTACTGAAGGAGGTAGATATATTTTCTTTGGTACAAGCAATGAAGATATATTGGTTGTTAAAGCCTCTCAATTCACATTTTTTACTAATGAAGACGATGCAATTACGGAGTTAAATGCAATAAGCGAAGAAGATTGCTACTACTTCAATAATAGTGAAAATAGATGGAAAATACGAAGAGCGAATACCAATAGATTTGTAGATTCAGACATTATGCTAGCTCTAGCTGGTAGCGTGGATATTGTTGATGGAGAAGTCCATGACGGAGAGTTCGGTATTTCTAAACCACTTAGATTTCTTTCAGAATTCGAAGTTGAGAAGAAATTAGAGAAAAAACAGAATCTTTTAATTCCAGGTCGGCATCTGTCGTTAGAAAAAGTATCGACAAGCCAGGATTTGCTTAAAGTTGATTTATTATCAGATACAACACACTTCTGTGTGAACAGTTGTAATCTTAACGATCAAGGCACGATAGATTTATTGTGGATAGAAACAAAATTAGTTCCTGTTGTAGAATATGAACAGATTGATGTTGAATATAAAGTATCTAAAAAAGTTACTAATAATAAGATTTCTTCGTTCGGAAGTAATGGTAGTATATCTAGTGGAAAAACTGCGGTAAATACTACTCATGCATTTGGAACTAATAGTTCTTATTACACATATTTCAGTAGTAGTAGTTATAAAAATAATCCAAAAACTACTTATTTACAGTTTTCTTTTACAACTGCCCCTAGAATAGATGGGAGCGCAGTTTTATCGTTTAGCTATAATTTCCCCAGTGGATGTTGCGATTATGGTTATAACCATAGATCACGTTCTTTACGAGTATATGTAATATTTACTGACGGGACTTCTTATTGTTGCCATTCATCATCAACTTATACGTCAAATGGAAGTGGATGGATAAACAAGAGTATTTCTATCCCAAGCAATTATAACAATAAGTATATTAGGTCAATAAAATTCGATATTACAATGGATGTATATTGTAATTACAGTAGGAATTCAAATCACCTACAAATTACTAACGTTCAATTGCGTATGGACGAAACCATATGGGAGACAAGGATAAGACAGGAAACCATTGAAAAATGGCATGATGAGTGGAGAGGTAAATCTAACAAAGTATATTTCAAGACAGGATCAAACTATTACGATCTTCTTTCTGATCCTGAAAATGCGACTCCAATGTTCGATTTATCTACAGCAAAAATCACTTCTACAATCAGTGAATTTAACGAGATGTGGGGATCTCCTAATATTATAGTTAAGTTTAATGATTGGTGGACAGAATTTAAAACAGAATATGAATTTTTAGAAACGCCAGCAGAAACGAGCAATGCTAAGTTATTGTTTAGGTATAACGATATAGATGCGGAAGGTTTGCTTAATAATCTTACAATAACGTTAACATATTGGGGAGGTGCTACTCGTGTATTATGCGATAAGATAACATTGCTTAAGACTCAAGACGTACTACTTGATATTCCTGATGGTAAGTATATTCAAAAGATTACAATAACCGCAGATGAGATGGACAATCTTGGAGGGTCTTCTCTTGGGATGGTTAATCTGTATAACAACGTTGCATCAGGATTAGAATTTAATCAATATCCTGCGATTTATGCTAGCTCGGCAGATGGAAATAAGTATTTTATGCAGAATAATGTTCCTGTTTTATTCGTTGAACATAGCGGATATGTCATGCTATCTGAATCTGGGGCATATATTCTGCCTGGTACAAATGTTATTCGTCGACAGAAATTTATGCCTACTATAGAAGATGAGCCTAAGTTAACAGATGGTGATGTTTGGTTAGATATTAGTTCAGAACCATTAAGAGCGTATCAGTATTATAATGGAACGTGGTTAATATTTAATGACGTACCAGTAGGATATGTAACAGCAGAATACCTTGACCCAATCGCTGAGGTATTGAAAGCTTCGGAGACTATCACGGAGGCTACAGTTAACGCAGAAACATTTATGACGAAAAAAACTGCGGATGGTATATATGAGTTTACGTACACAGACAGTCACTGGTATTTAGGTGAAGATCAAGTAAACATTGCGCAATATGGTATCACAATAACAGGAACACCGACCGAAGGAGATATATTGAAGGTTACGTTTACGATTGGTGAACCGACGGTTACTTCGGTAGAGCAATACCCAATTAATCAGAATGGATATGACGTAAACGTTTACACTGAGACTACCAATCAATTGCGAGGTAAAGACGGTAGAGACGGGCAAGACGGAAAAGATGGAAAAGACGGTAAGAACGGATTAGACGGAGCGCAAGGTCCTGCGGGACGAGGGGTAAGTCCAGGGGGGACAACTTCGCAAGTGCTGGTTAAGGCGAGCAATTTGGATTACGATACCACATGGGCTGATAGCATTAATGCTGAGACTTTAAACGGGGGACAAACGGGGCAGACCCTGATTAAAAATTCGGATGATAATCTGGATTTTTCATGGGGAACACTGGAGGCGTTACCAGATTCAGGGAACACTGGGCAAGCCCTAGTTAAGGCTTCGAATACGGATTACGACGTAGAATGGGCAACTATTATCCCGAATGGTGGAAACGCTGGAGATACCCTGATAAAGGATTCAAACGGTGGCTACGCATGGGGAAAGTTAGAAACTTTACCTGAGGGGGGACAAACTTCGCAAGTCCTGGCTAAGTCAAGCAATTCGGATTATCAAGTGCATTGGAAAACGGTTGTAGGTATCCCGCAAAATGGAACTGCACGGCAAGCACTAGTTAAAGTTAACGGAGACGACTACAACGTACGATGGTCAACTATTATCCCAGACGGGGGGTTGCCGGGGCAAACCCTTGTCAAAAAGTCAAATTTGGACGGGGACCTAAGTTGGGACGATACAGGCGTACCAGTCGGAGGGTTACCTGGCATGGTTTTGACTAAGGTTGACGGACACACAAAAAGTTGCGAGTGGGAGTATTTGTCAAATGAAACAGGTTCGGCGGTTGCTAATTTGAATTTTAAGAGTGATATATACTTCTACGCACACGTAAATGGATTTGTAGGTATTTGGTTAGAACAGTTTAAAGATTTTGACGGTATACAGTCAGAATATGTAGAAGATGTTTTAGCGAACTACAATGTAGGGCATGGGAGCGTTAAGAATGCTTCGTTAGAAGATGACCTAGTGTTTGATTTGAATGAGATTCAATTTGGAGAGAGATCGCATTTGATTCATTTTAAAAGTGAACACACGGACACAGTAACTTTCAGTTATTCAATTGATGGAGGCGAAAATTTCAACACCTTAACTGAGGATGAAAATATAAGTTGTTTAGCGTATTCATTGATAATAAGAGTTACAATCGGCCCAGAGGCAGAATTAAAGAATATGGCGTTATTAATAAAATAGGAGGTTAGAGATGGAAAATATCACTTTATTACCAGCACGTGCGA